CGCCGGAAAAAAAGAAAAAAACCGGGCTTTTTTTGCCCGCCGGGGCACACCCGCCGCCCCGGAAACCCGCCCGCCGGAACCCGGGGAACCTCGCCCGGGCACACTTCTCTGCTTCGCCGTGGAAAAGTCCACCGACCCGGTGGGTGTTTCGCACTGCGTCCTGCGAAAGTCCACCCGGGCACAGGACTTTTCGACTTCGCCGTGCGAAAGTGTGCCTGCCGCCCGCCCGAGCAGACCCTGTCCAGCCCACCTGCTCGCCGCCGGGGCACACCGCCGCCCGCCGGAGGGAGCCAGCCGGGGCCGCCGGGCTGTGCCCCGGGAGGGGGTGGTCGGATCCCTGTTGTGTGCCTGGCGGAGACCGCGCGGGCCTCGAATAAAAATGTCCGACAATAACCGGGAGGGGGGTATTAAGCCGGAAACAGCAGAAAATTACGAAAAAAGTTTCAGGAACAACCTTGTAAAAACCGTCTTGAAAAATCTTAAAGGTAGAGATGTTTTTTACAGAAGGGAGCGCACTGAAATGCTAACACCCATCTCAATCGGTGAAAAATATGGACGGTTTACTGTCATTGCCGAAGCAAAACGGGATCGGTTTGGCAACAGACGCTTCCGATGCAGATGCGAGTGTGGGAACGAGGCTGATTATTCTGTTTCGGTCATTGTGGGCAAGCCAAACCGGTTCTGTAGAAAATGTGTTCCGCATTCGGGCGGCCTGCCAAAACCTGATATTGTCGGTCAGCAAATCAACGGGTGGGATATTCTCGAAGAGAGCGGCACGAACAAGTACGGTGCATATCTTTTTAAGTGCCGGTGCATGCGATGCGGAAATATATCTATAAAAACTGTTGGTCAGATACGGAGACATAAGACAGATCGCTGTGATCAATGCCCTCCTATGTACAATTTCCAGGTCACCGGAACGACAGCAACGGGCATTTTACCGAACGGCGATGCCTTCATAATTGATGCCGATGATATACCGCTGGTGGAAAAGTATTACTGGGGCGATGACAGTAAAGACGGGTATGTTGTTGCGTCGAGAAGTGGAAAGAGGCTCCACCGCCTTATTGCAGGTGTGAATGATCCAAAAGTGATGGTTGATCATATCAACAGGAATCGAAAAGACTGCCGGAGATCAAATCTCCGAGTCATTTCAACATTCGGTAATTCCTGCAATCATAGCCACTTCATCACAAATAAGACCGGATATACTGGAGTTTACTACTCAAAACACTCGGGCAGATATGAAGTGAAGGTAGGATATGATCATAAACGGATTAAGCTCGGCTCATCGCTGAATGATCTGATTACATTGGCGCAGATGTACAACATCGGCGCTCAGTTCTTTTTCGGGGAGTATGTTGGCGAACTGAACGATGTACCGCCGCCCTCAGAGGAACTGATACAGTGCGTCATCGCAAAATGCCAGAAATACAAGGAAGCACCGGCAAAAAATGCTGGTGCTTCCGTTGCATAGGAGGAAATCATGGATACCAATCTCAATATGAAGCGGATGCCGATTGATCAGTTGAAGCCCGCAAAATATAACCCTCGGAAAGATCTGCAGCCCGGCGATCCTGCATATGAGAAGATCAAGCGCAGCCTACATGACTTCGGATATGTCGACCCTATTGTCTGGAATGAGGTGACGGGCAACATCGTCGGCGGTCATCAGCGCTACAAGGTGCTCAAGGCCGAAGGCGCGACTGAAGTGGACTGCGTTGTGGTTCATATCGAGAATTCGGCAGATGAGAAGGCGCTCAACATTGCCCTGAATAAGGCAACCGGCGACTGGGAACCCGTGGCTTTGGCTGACCTTCTGAAAGACCTGCAGGCTTCCGGATATGATCTTGGGGCGACCGGTTTTGACGCCGCCGAAGTGGATGACCTTTTCAGCAAAGTACATGATAAGGAAACCCATGATGATGACTGCGATATTGATCCGGAGGCCGTGACGCCTTATGTACAGGCTGGTGATGTCTGGACACTGGGTAAGCATCGGATGATGTGCGGTGACAGCACCGATCCTGCTGCTGTGGATCTGCTCATGGAAAGTGTAAAGGCAAATCTCTGTGTGACGGATCCACCCTATAACGTGGCGTATGAATCCGCAGACGGAAAGAAGATCCAGAATGACAGCATGGCGGATGAACAGTTTTTCAATTTCCTGCTGGCTGCTTTTAAGAATATCGTCGCCCATATGGCAGAGGGCGGGAGCGCTTATATCTTCCATGCAGATACAGAGGGACTGAATTTCCGCAGAGCCTTTAAAGAATCCGGATTTCACATTTCCGGCGTGTGCATCTGGGTAAAGAACAGCCTGGTGCTGGGCCGCAGTCCCTATCAATGGCAGCATGAGCCGGTGCTTTTCGGCTGGCTGCCGAACGGGAAGCATAAGTGGTTCGCTGACCGGAAGCAGTCCACAATCTGGAATTTCGACAAGCCAAAGAAAAATGCGGCCCATCCAACAATGAAACCGATCCCACTGCTCTGTTATCCGATCAAAAACAGCAGTGCACCGAACGCTGTGGTGATGGATTTGTTCGGCGGCAGCGGCTCCACGCTGATCGCCTGCGAACAGACAGACCGCATCTGCCGGACAATGGAACTGGATCCGAAATATGCCACTGTTATCGTAGAACGCTTTCATCTGGATTATCCGGATCAGGAGATCAGTGTGCAGCGGGATGGAAAGACCTTTTCGTATGGGGAAATCGTGCAGGCTGCCACGGAAACCTAAGGCTACTGCATTGGAACAGTATCGCAAAAACACACTTTTAGAGGAAGGGGGTGAGCCAAGATGGCAACCAGAGGAAGAAAACCGCTGCCCACAGCAATCAAACTGCTTGAGGGGGATCGGGGGAAAGGACGCAGACCTATTAACAAGGATGAGCCGGTGCCGTCTCAGGAGAATGTGAAATGTCCGAACTGGCTAATGCCGGAAGCAAAGAAGGAATGGAAGCGTCTGGCTCCCGCCTTAATGGCTATGGGAATCTTGACGGATCATGACCTGGAGGCTTTCGCTGGTTATTGTCAGGCATATGCCAGATGGCGGGAAGCAGAGGAGTTTCTTTCTCAGCACGGGACCATTTTCAAAACGCCATCTGGTTATGTGCAGCAGGTACCGCAGGTTTCTATTGCGATGCAGAATCTGAAAATCATGCAGTCCTTCTGCGCGGAGTTTGGTCTGACCCCGGCCAGCCGTGCCCGGCTCTACGCTAATACTGGAGACAAGGCCGATACAGATGATCCGATGGAAAACGTCCTGAAGGGAGGCTGGCAGGATGCAAAGTGAAGAAAAGGCCCGTAGGGTCATACAATTCATTGAGTGTCTCAAGCATACCAAGGGCGAATTCCATGGTCAGCCCTTCAAACTGCTGCCTTGGCAGGAAAAGATCATTCGGGATGTGTTCGGAACAGTCCGGGAAGAAGATCCGACGATCCGACAGTATACTACGGCGTATATCGAAATACCGAAAAAACAAGGGAAATCAGAGCTTGGAGCTGCCATTGCCCTGAACATGCTCTGCAATGACGATGAATGGCGGGCGGAGGTTTACTCCTGCGCGTCAGACCGTCAGCAAGCAGCGATCGTTTTTGATGTTGCCGTGGATATGGTGAAGCAGTCCCCGGCGCTTAGCAAGCGGATCAAGATCATCCCGTCCACGAAACGGATGGTATACCAGCCGACCGGCAGCATCTATCAGGTGCTTTCCAGTGAAGTAGCGACGAAGCACGGCCTGAATGTTAGTGCCTGCATCTTCGACGAACTGCACACCCAGCCAAACCGCGCTTTGTATGATGTTATGACGCAGGGCAGCGGTGATGCCCGGAAGCAGCCGCTGTGGTTTTTCCTGACAACCGCCGGAACAGATCGAAACAGCATTTGCTGGGAAGTTCACCAGAAGGCCATCGATATTCTTGAGGGCCGGAAAGATGATCCACGGTTCTACCCAGTGGTTTTCGGTCTGCCAGATGACGCGGACTGGACAGATGAACAGAACTGGTACAAAGCCAATCCGTCTCTGGATCAGACGATT